AGATACTTTGACTATCCTGCAGAGGGTACAGTTGAGGTTGTTGAGCCTAAATACGTTGTTGATTGGGATAATTATGAGGAAGCATTGTTATGACTAAAGACGAAGCAATACACAAAGCATTAAAAGTTTTAAATTGTTTAAACAACGACAAAGTATATGAAACTGCTTGGGTAAAAGGTGCAATCAATGCGTGTGAAGAAGCACTAGAACAACAAGAAATAGGCGATGCTGAAATTAAACAAATGCTAGATGATATTGAATGGTATCAACAAGAACAAAGAAAATTGATAGATAGGATTAAAGCACTAGAACAACCAGCGCCACCAGAAAAAACAACATCACTTGAAGATGTAATAAAAGAATTTGAAAAAGACCCAGAAATGAAAGCATTGCTAGATTTAGCAAGAAAACAAGTAAAGGGCATGGAATTAGAACAACCAGCGCAAGAGCCTTATGGATGGTATGACAATCACGACATATATACTGAAAAGCAAAGTGATGAATCTATTGCACTTTACACCCACCCTCATCAATGGCAAAACTTAACGGATGATGAAGCATTGCAAATTTATATTGATGACCCTGCTATCGCTAGTCATAGAGACCCACATTTAATTAAGTATGCTCGTGCTATTGAACAAGCATTAAAGGAAAAGAACACATGAGTGTGTTGGAATTTTGGATTTGTCTTTTTGGCGCATGGATTTTAGGTTTTATGATGGGTAAAGATTGGAGTAAAAAATAATATGCGTAACATTACAAATGACGATATTAAAAATATGGTGCAAAAGTTACACGATGCCAACATTAAACAACCACAACATATATTAACTGCCTGTATGGAAGCATTGCAAAAGGAATATGACGAATACAATAAATGGCATTGCGAATTGTTTAGTCCTAAAGGGTTAGAAATTATTTTTAGAAAGCATTAAAGGAGAAAAACACATGATTGACGAAGTGCCAACACTAAAGCTACATGGCCATTGCAAGTTTACACCAGCACAGGTGCGAGAGATTAGATCTAAGTTAGCTGATGGAGTTCTTGGTAAAGTTATTATGATTGACTACGACATGGATAGAATGACATTGACTAGGATCAAATATAACAGAACGTACAAGGGAATTGTGTAATGCTGATAACTGTGAAGGACTATCTACTGTGCTACTCACCAGCGTATGCGCTAGGCGTAGCTACAGGTCTGTTGCTTGCTATTGCGTTACGACATAGACCAAATAAGACTGCAATGTGGAGAAGGAAAAATGTCGGTAAACGAGTTTATTAAGAATATGGCTGCAGCAGGATTAAATGGTAGCTTTAGAGCGACTAACGGTGAGCATTCTTATCGTGGTACAATCAATGCAGACGGAACGATAGAGAAGGTTAAGGTAAGAACCGTAGCCGAGAGCAGAGCAGAGATCAACAGGATATTACATGGCAATCAAGCTAACAAAAACTGAAGAGCAAATATATGAAGAGTCAATGCTTGGTTATAGCGTAAAGGAATTGTCTAATATATTTGACATTTCTGATTCACAAATTAAACGACACCTATGCAGCATCTACAAGAAGCGTGGCGTTGCTAATAGAGTTGAGCTGATGGCTAAAGAGATAATGATGCTTGCTAACCGTATAAGAGAGATGGAGAATGACTAAAGATGAACGAAATCACTATGGGCGTATTGCTGACATTGGGTGTGTTGTATGCTTGCTGGCTGGCTATGGTCATAGTCCTTGTGAGATACATCATATTCGTACTGGTACAGGAAAAGGGCAAAAAAGCCATTGGAGTAAAGCCATTGGGTTATGCCCTGCTCATCATCGTTTGGGCGGTCATGGCGTTGCCATTCATGCTGGCATACGAGCTTTTGAAGCTGCTATTGGCATGAGTGAGGTAGAACTGCTATCAAAACAACTGGATCTATTAAATGGCTAATATAATTGTAAGTTATGGTGGCGGAACTAATTCTGTAGCAATGCTAATAGGAATGAAAAATCGTGGATTAACTCCAGAGTTAATATTGTTTTCAGATACTGGTGGAGAAAAGCCACACACATATGAGCATATAGACATTATGCAGAAGTGGTGCAAAAATAATAATTTTCCAGAAATAACAATATTAAAAGCAACTGGTAAAACTCTTGAGCAAGATTGTTTGGATCGTAAAGCATTGCCATCAATTGCATATGGATTTAAAACCTGCTCTCAAAGATGGAAGATACAGCCACAAGAAAAGCATCTAAAGCAATTAAAGCTAGATGACTATGTAAAATACATTGGTATTGATGCAGATGAACCGCATCGTGTTAAATCATACCCTAATACACACTATCCATTAATTGAATGGAACTACGGCAGAGATGAATGTATTGACATAATAAACGCTGAAGGATTGCCATTGCCAAACAAATCAGCGTGTTTCTTTTGTCCATCATCAAAGATTGCAGAGATTAAATGGCTAGGAAAGAACTTGCCAGAATATGCTGATCGTGCAATTGCAATGGAAAAGAATGCAGATTTATCTTCTATTAAAGGATTGGGCAGATCATTCTCTTGGAAAGAAGTAATAGACTACGACAATGCTCAACAGGATTTCTTTGGAGAATCTTGTATAGCTATTGATTGTGGATGCTACGATGGCTGAATGGCACGACCTAATACTTAAACCTATTAACCTGTGGAACTTACCAATGAAATCAATAACACTTGATCAAGTATGGAATGAGGACGAAGAGCAAGCATGGAATCAGATGTTTGAAAAGCGTGACAATATCAACCCTAACCACTACAAGCAAGGTGGCGTTGAGTGTATTGATGCGCTAGAGGCTGCAACTGTGAACTTAACAGGCATAGAGGCTGTCTGTACAGCTAACGCTATTAAGTACCTGTGGCGTTGGAAAGAAAAGAACGGACACGAAGATTTAGAGAAGGCATTGTGGTATATCAATAGGTTGTTGCGTAAAAAGAAATAACTGTGGTATATTCGGTTTACCAGAAATGGTACTCTTCTCCGAGTGTACTTGGACTTCGATAGGTGGATGTGACCAAGCACGATGAAGCCTATCACTTTTAGAATATTACTAGTTGCCTGATCCGCAACGGTAATCGTGGGATAGATAGAGATGATCACCTAATCTATGATGAATACTAGATACATCCAAGCTCCGAGATGGCTTGCCCATGAAAATCTCCTAATTACTAAGGTGCAGATATGATTAAAGGCTTACTAGACACAAAAACTACAATCCCATCTGCAGCTAAGATTGCAGCTAATACGCAGAATGCAATCAAAAACTTCTCATTAGTTCCACAAGATCCATCTAAGCCAAACACAGAAATTTGGAATAAGATGGCCAAGATGTGGCGCATCACACCAGCAGAGGCACAACGTAGACGTTGTGGCAATTGTGAATATTACGAAAATACACCAGATATGTATGAAGCGATGGAAGCTATTCCATTGAACAAGTACGATCTATATGACGGCCAAGCACAACGTGGCTACTGTCACAAGCTAGACTTTATCTGCCATAACTCTCGTGTCTGCAGCGTATGGGAAGAGAAGGAATACGAACAACCTGAGATGGAGAGCGAAGATGCGTAACATGGATAAGGTAGCTGAGAAGATCGGCAAGGTAATGGGCGAGTTTAAAGACAAAGGTCTTCATTCTGGCAAGGGCGGTAAGATTGTCAAGAATCGCAAACAGGCGATTGCAATTGCATTGTCTGAAGGCGAGAAAGTTAAGAAAGGTAAAAAATAATGCGTGACTTAACTAAGGTAGCAGAAAAAATTGATAAGCTCTGGGCTGGTGGCAAGTTTCATCCAGTTAAACCTACAAAGCAAGCTCCAAGTACAGATCAAGCTATTGATAAATCAATGGCACAATTCCAAAAGAAAAAATAACACAAGGATCACCAACCTTCGGGAGTGATAACATATGGCAGCAAGATTAAATCCACGACATAGCGATATGGTTCGTGCAAAAATACAAGCAACAGAACTAATTAACTTATTACAGGATTATGCACTAGGACACATCGAAGAGATTCCTAGTGGTCGCATGAAGGCTATCGAGATATTGCTCAAGAAGTCTGTGCCTGATCTTAGCTCTGTAGAAATGTCTGGAGATAATGAAGCTCCAGTATTATTGAAAGTAATTACAGGCGTTCCACCTTTAGCATTAGAGCAAAAGGAAGAGAATGTCGGATGATATTGATCTAGGCTACAGACCTAGACCACCACAACTACAAATTCACGAAGCAGTAAACGAACATCGTTTTACTGTCGTTGTTGCACATAGGCGTATGGGTAAGACTGTATCAGCTATCCTACATCTCATTGATGCAGCACTAAACAACCAACAAGCAAATCCTAGATACGCATACATAGCACCAACGTATGCACAGGCTAAACGAGTTGCATTCGACTATCTTGTTGAGTACACAAGGCCATTAGGTGCAAAGGTAAACATTGCAGAGTTACGAGTAGATTTCTTAGGTAGACGTATTAGCTTATACGGTTCTGAGAATGGCGATTCTCTTCGTGGTCAATACTTTGATGGCGTAGTGCTAGACGAGATTGGTGACCAGAATCCTAAGATATGGAATGAGATTTTAAGACCTGCACTAGCTGATCGTAAGGGCTGGTGTTTGTTTATTGGTACGCCAAAAGGCAATAACCATTTTGCAGACTTTAAAGAACGTGCATTAACAGCAGATGGCTGGAAGTTCTTAGAGTTTAAGGCAAGTGAAACAGGCATCCTAGATCATCAAGAATTGGCTGCAGCTAAAGCCGAGATGGGTGAGGATAAGTATAGACAAGAGTTTGAATGCTCCTTTGATGCACCAGTAGAAGGCGCTTATTATGGCCAGTTACTGAATGAAGCAGATGAACAGAATCGTGTTACGACAATTCCTAAAGACAATCTTGCTCGCATTGTTTGCTCTTGGGATTTGGGTGTTAGCGATAGCACTTGTATCTGGGTAGCACAGATTGTAGGTAAAGAAGTACAATTGATTGATGCTACAGAGAATCATGGTGTTGGCTTAGATTACTATGTTAGCTGGCTGCGTGAACGTGGCTATGACAAAGGTCAGCATATATTGCCACATGACGTAAGAGTTCGTGAGATGTCTACAGGTAAGAGTCGACAAGAAGTGCTAATGGAAGCAGGGCTAGATGTTACAATTGCACCTAGTCTATCAGTTGCTGACGGCATACAAGCGGTAAGACGTTTATTGCCACGTTGTTGGTTTGATAAAGAAGGCACAAAGCAAGGTCTATCTGCACTACGCAACTATCGTAGGGTATTTGATGAAAAGCGTAACGTATTTTTTGATACGCCATTGCATGACTGGGCATCACACTATGCAGACAGCTTTAGGTACTTGGCAATTGGATTAAATGAGGTTGATTCCGACTGGGGTAAACCATTAAGTGTTAATAAATCTTGGGTGGTATAAACATGGCTAGAATGTCAGATGAAGAACTTTTAAATAAATGTCAGACTGAAATCAATGCTGCTATTGGCTACATTGAAACTGAAACAGTTGCTGATCGTGCTGAAGCAATGGACTACTACCTACGCAAGCCATATGGCAATGAGGTAGAAGGTTCTAGCGCTGTAGTCACAGGTGAAACTGCTGAGGTAATTGATGGAGCATTACCACAATTAATGCGTGTGTTCACCAGCAACGAGGATGCAGTACAGTTTGAGCCAGTTAAGGATGGTGATGAACCATTCGCAGAGCAAGCATCTGACATGGCTAACTGGGTATTCTATAAAGACAACGATGGCTTCTTGATCATGCATAACTGGTTCAAGGATGCATTACTTCAAAAAGTAGGCGTAGTAAAAGCATACTGGGAAGAAAAGAAAGACATCACAAAAGAGAAGTACGAGAACTTATCAGATGATGAGCTTGCTATGCTATTGAGCGATGGTGAGTGGGAAATCGTCAAGCAAACTACAGAAACAATCATTGCTGCTGATGGCATGGCATACAACAATCACAATGTAACTATTCAGCGTGTTAACGATAACAGCCGAGTCGTTATTGAAAACGTACCACCAGAAGAGTTCTTAATCAGCAAGATTGCTCGCACTATTGAAGATTCACCATTCGTGGCACATCGTAGAATGATTGATCGTGGTGATTTGGTTGCAATGGGCTTTGATAAAGAAGTAGTTGCACAGATTCCTGCTGGTGACCGTTTAGAGTACAGCCCAGAGCGTTTAGCACGTTATGATCGTGATGAATTGCCTGACTATTCAATCACTAATGACGTAGAAGTGTTCGAGTGCTATATCAAAATTGACACAGATGGTGATGGCATACCAGAGATGCGTAAAGTTATCATGGCTGGCGAACAAATTCTATCGAATGAAGAGTGCGACTACGTTCCATTCCATTCAGTTTGCCCAATTCCAACACCACATCTGTTCTTTGGTCAGTCATTAGCTGATCGTGCGATGGATGTACAGCTAGAAAAATCAACAATCTTACGTCAGATGTTGAATAACCTATACTTAACCAACAATTATCGTGTTGCTGCCGTTGAAGGCCAAGTAAATCTTGATGATTTGCTCACTTCTACTGCTGGTGGCGTAGTTCGTGTTAAGAATGCTAATGCAATCACACCTTTAACAGTAACTTCTACTGCTAGTCAGTCATTCCCTATGTTTGAATACTTGGATGGCGTGTTAGCGAAGCGTACTGGTGTTTCAGATATGCAGCAAGGTCTAGATCCAAACGTACTACAAAACGTATCTGCGACTGCTGTTGCAGCAATGACTACACAATCAGCAGGAAAGCTAGAGCTAATAGCTCGTATCTTTGCAGAAACAGGCGTTAGAAGCTTATTTAAAGGAATCCTACACCTACTATGCAAGTACCAAGAAAAAGCTCGCACAATCAAATTGCGTGGCAAGTGGGTTAGCTTTGATCCTCGTGAATGGTCAGACCAATATAACGTATCTATTAACGTAGGTTTAGGTAACGGCAACCGTCAAGAGCAAATTGCTATGCTGCAGATGATTCTTGCAAAACAAGAAGAGATTATTGGCAAGTATGGTGCTAACAATCCGCTTGTTTCAGTAACGCAGTACCGTAAGACACTAGGCCGTATGATTGAGATGGCTGGCTTCAAGGATACATCTGCATTCATTAATGAGATTACGCCAGAAGTTGAGATGCAAATTATGCAAGCTGCATCACAACCACCAGCAGATCCAACAGCAGAAGCTGCTAAGATGTACGCTGATATTGAGAAAGCTAAGGCAGAGCTTAAAGCACAGTCTGATGCTGCTAAGAATGAACTTGATCGTCAGAAGATGGCGCTTGAGGCAGAACGTAAGAACCTTGAGTTGGCTCAAAAAGCTGCTAAGGATGCTGCAGATAATCGTATTGCTGAAGCTAAACTTGCACTACAAGGATTTGAGTTGCAGTTGAAACAAACTACAGAAGATGAAAATCTTAAAACAAATCAATTAGATGCAGTAATGAACGCAATAAATCAATTGCATAACATGACTAATTCTGGTATAAATCAGTAAGTTAAGAGGTTAAATATGGCACTTCTAAAAGATTCTACTGGTTACTACTTAGAGCCTACTACTGGTCAATACTATGAGCAAGCTCCAGTACCTGTATATAATCCAATGTCAAATTATGGCGCATTTATGGGTTATAACCAGATTACAAATCCAGTTTTAGGTGGAGCAATGCTAGGTGGAAGATCAAATGAGCCAGCAATTAACTACATCATGCAAGATGGAATGCGTTATAAACCTTTTACTGGTAGCGCTGCTGGTATTAGTGCTGGCATTAAATCAGTTATAGACAGCATTAATGCAAATAGACAGCCATATCAATACAATGTGCCATCATTAGCTAGTTTGTTTTCTAATATGCAACAAGCACAGCCAATTCAACAGACTCAAGGCGGAGCTGGCGCAAACAGATTCTTGGGTGGATTGTTAGGTTCAATGCCTAAACCAGTTTCATCTACAACAACACAAGCACCATTATCAAGCGGAGCAGGTAGATTTTTATGACCAAATCAGAATGGGCTAATAACCTAGTAAATGATAGTCATTTTATAGAAGTATTTACAGAATTAAAAAATATTGAACTAAGCAGAATTATCAATTCTAACGAACATGATATTCAAGAGCGTGAAGCAGCTTATTCAAAATTAAACGCCATACAAAGTGTCTATAATCACATTGTATCTTTGGCAGATCAGCGCAAAATTAATGAAAAACGCTGGAAGATTTTCTAGGCATTCTAGGAAACGTAGCCAAGCGTATTGGCATTATGGAGAAATAAAGAATGGATACCACCAACCCATCTGGGAGTGAAAACCAAAGCACAGGTACTGTGCGAGAAGCAGCAAATTCTTTCTTAGGTTTAATGGATGCAGCAGAAGCACCCGAAGGGCAAGTAGAAGCGCAATCAGAACAGCCAGAAGAAGAATTAGTTAGTGAAGATGAGCAACAAGAATGGCAAGATGAAGGTGAGCAAGAAGAGCCTGAGTACGAGTCAGATGACCAAGAAGAGGAAGTTGAACAAACATACTCTGTTAAGGTTGCTGGTGAGGATAAAGAGCTAACTTTAAGCGAACTTAAATCACTTGCACAACAAGGTGCTGATTACACTAAAAAAACGCAACAAGTAGCCGAACAGCGTAAGGCATTAGAAGCCGAAGCAAAGGCTATCGAAGAAGCTAAGTATTTACGAGATGCTTATGCCCAACGATTGCAAGCAATGGAGCAATTGCTGAACTCTCCAGAGCAAAATGAGGACTTGGAATATCTCAAGGAATCAGATCCTATTGGATACGCAGTACGAGTAGCAGAGAAGCAACAACAGCGAGAGCAACTCCAAGCAGTTCAAGCTGAACGTCAACGCATTGCTGAACAGCAACAAGCGGAATACGCTCAACAGATGCAAGGATACTTGGCTCAACAAGCTGAACAGTTGGCTAAAGTGCTACCTGAGTATACTGATCCAGTTAAGGGTGAAGCGTTAAGATCAGAATTGCGTTCATTCGCAAAAACTAATCTAGGTTTCTCTGATGAAGAGTTATCAATGGTTCGAGATTCTCGTCAGGTAGTAGCATTGCATAAAGCAATGTTATACGACAAATTACAGAAGGCACGACCAGAAGTAAACAAACGTGCTAACGAAGCGCCTAAGACTATTAAGAGTGGCAACGGTGTTAAACCAACCATTACTGAAAATGTTAAGCGCCAACAACAACAACTTAGGCAAACTGGCAGAGTCCGTGATGCCGCTAAGTTATTTGAAAACTTTATTTAAGGAATTAACATGGCTACATTTCAAACCTACCAAGCAATTGGTCAACGTGAAGATTTATCTAACGTAATTTATAACATCTCTCCAACAGATACACCATTCATGAACTCAGTAGGCAAAACATCTGCTACTGCTGTTCTCCACGAATGGCAAACAGACAGCTTGGCTGCTGTAAACGTATCTAACGCTGTAGTCGAGGGTGCAGATGCTGGTGATTCAACTCTTGCTCCTACAGTTCGTGTTGGTAACCGTACACAAATCTCTAACAAAGTTGTTAAGATCTCTGGCACTTTGGAAACAGTAAACAAAGCTGGCCGTCGTTCAGAAAAAGCATACCAATTAGCTAAGGCTTCTGCAGAACTTAAACGTGATATGGAAGCAATCTTGTTGAGCAACCAAGTTGCTGCTGCAGGTAACGGTTCTACAACTGCTCGTACATTAGGTGGCTTGCAAACATGGTTAAACAGCAACTACTCTGGTGGTACTGGTGGTACTGCAGGTAACTTAGGTACAACAGCTCGTGTAACTGGTACAGATCGTGCATTCACAGGTACAATCTTGAACACAGTTATTCAATCAGCATACACAAACGGTGGTACACCTACAATGTTGTTGGTAACTCCAGCACAAAAAGTAGTTGCATCTACATTCACAGGTATCGCTACTCGTTATCGTGATGTTCCTGCTAACCAACAAGCTCAAGTTATTGCTGCTGCTGACGTTTATGTTTCTGATTTCGGTATCATCCAAATTGTTCCAGATCGTTTCATCCCTAACACAGACAACGATGACGTTGCATTCTTGTTAGATCCAGAAATGGCTGCAGTTGCATACCTACGCCCATTCCAAACTTTAGAATTGGCTAAAACAGGTGACAGCGAAAATACTGAACTTTTAGTAGAATATACACTAGAAGTTAAGAACCAAGCTGCTCACGGTATCATTGCTGACTTGACCTAGTATTAAGGATAGGGGGATCTTCGGATCTCCCTTCTCTAACCATGACAAAATCAATTAATAACGGCACATCAACTACATCGTTTATTGATAACGGTGATCAGCTAATTGTTGAACAAAAACAAGATATTAGCGCAATTATTGAACACAATAAGGCATTGTATAACCAGTCACTAGACCGTAAGGGTTGGGATGGTAACAACGCTTTTGCACCTCAGAACAAGGTTGCATCAATCCCATTAGTAGTCTTTGCAGAATTAGAAAAGCAAGGTATTACACGAGGATTTCAAATATTAGATATGGATCGCTTTAAGGCGTTTCTAAACAATCCTGATAATCAGGTATTCAGAACACGAATGGGAACTGTATGAGCATAACAAATTATTCAGACCTGCAGAGTACAATTGCTAGTTACTTAGCTCGTACTGATTTAACTGCTCAAATTCCAGACTTCATTCAATTAGCAGAAACTCGTTTACGCAGAGATTTGCGTATCCGTCAGATGCTAAAGGTAGTTACAACAACAACTACTGCTAACGATGGAACTGTAGAACTTCCATCAGATTTCTTGCAGATGCGTGATTTGCATATTAATACAAATCCTATTCAGACAATTGAATACATCTCACCAAGTAACTTTTATCGTAATACATGGTCTACATCTACAGGACTTCCACGCCAATACACAATCTTGGCGCAAGAATTTCAATTTGCACCAGCACCAGACACAAACTATACGTTGCAGATGATGTATTATGCAGCGCCACCGTACCTAAGCTCAACAAATCCATCTAATGCATTCTTGGCTAACTGCCCAGACTTATTGCTTTATGGTGCGCTAGGTGAAGCAGAACCTTACCTAATGAATGATGCTCGTTTAGCAACTTGGGCGCAGATGTACGATAGAGGTTTAGCTGCATTAACGGTATCAGACGATCAAGGTGAATACTCAGGATCACCAATTGCAATTACAACATCTTTACGTTAAGGAATAATCATGGCAGAAATTTCAAACTATTTAGAGAATGCTCTAATTAATGGTACAATTCGTGGTACTACATACACAGCACCTACAACTGTTTATGTTGGCTTATACACAAGCGATCCTACAGATGCAAACACAGGTACAGAAGTGTCTGGTGGTTCTTATGTCCGTCAATCAGTAACCTTTGCAGCACCTTCTAACGGTCTATCAGCTTCCAATGCTGACGTAACCTTTCCACAAGCAACTGCTAACTGGGGTACAGTAGGCTGGATCGGTATTCTTGATTCTTTATCTGGTGGTAACTTGCTTTACCATACAGTATTAGATGCAGCTAAAACAATTGAAACTGGTGACATCTTTAAGATTGCATCAACAAATTTGACTGTCCAGTTAAGTTGATTATGATATAATAACGAATTCTTAATAATAAGGAGTTCGTTATGTATAAAGATAAAAGACATCACAATTGTAAGTTATCTTATGAGCAAGAACTGGAAGCTATAAATAAATATAAAAGTGGTTTAGGATTAGAATCTGTTGGAAAGCTGTTTGATGTAAACATGGTCACAATACTTAATGTATTGAAAGGTCATAATATACCAAGACGTAAAAATGGAAATCCAATAAAAGTATTAGATGAAAACATATCAACTGAAATAATTAATCTATATAAAGATGGATTAACTCAGGTAGAAATTGCAAAGAAATATAATACTTCTCAGAAAAAAATATCTGAACTATTAAGATTTAACAATATAGATTGTGGTTCAAGAGCAAAAGATAAGCATCATAATTGGAAGGGTGGAAAGTTAATAACTAAAGCTGGATATGTTTATGTTCAGATAACTAAAGACTCTCCATACTCTTCAATGGCTATATCTTCAGGATATGTTTTAGAGCATAGATTAAATATGGCTAAACATATACAAAGACCATTAACAAAAAATGAATCTGTTCATCATATAAATGGAAACACTAAAGATAACAGAATTGAAAATTTACAATTAAGACAAGGTCAGCATGGTATTGGACAAGTTTATGTTTGCTGTGATTGCGGATCTCATAATGTTAAGTCAACAAAGTTATAAGGATAATCTATGCCTTTAGTAGTCAAAGATAGGGTACGAGAAAATAGCGTAACCTCTGGCACAGGCACAATCACGCTTACTGGTGCTGTATTAGGCTTTCAAACATTTTCTAGTGCTATTGGTAACACAAACACTACTTACTATGCGATTACTGAATCAGGTACAGCTAACTGGGAAGTAGGTCTAGGTACTGTAGGTGCAGGTACGCTTACAAGAGATACAGTTTTAGAGTCATCTAATGGTGGAACTAAGGTCAACTTTGGTTCTGCTGCTAAAGACGTATTCTGTACATATCCTGCTGAAGAATCTGTCTACCAAGATTTAACTAATACTGCCTATGCACCACAATTTGCTGCATCTAATGGCTTAGTATTAAACTCAAACACAGTATCAGTTAACTACACAATTCCTACAAACTATAACGCTGTATCTGTGGGAACGATAACTATTAATTCGGGTGTGAGTGTCACAGTTCCGAGCGGTTCTAATTGGAAGGTACTATAATGGCAAGTATTATTTCAACAAAGACAAGTGGTGGTGGCGGCATTTCTGTAACTGGTGATACTTCTGGTGTCTTACAACTTGCAAGTAATAATGGTACAACTGCTGTAACGATTGATGCTAGTCAGAACGTAGGGATTGGTACTGCTACTCCATCTGGATATAAATTAAATGTAAGAAGCGCTGCTACTTCCAATGGATTAGATGGCGAATATATATCAGATGGAACTAGAGTAATAATTGCTGGACAAAGTGGAAGTGCTTATAGCTATGCAGGTATTTCAGCTAATGAAAATGTAATTTATTCAGCTCAAAACCCACTTAATATTGTAGCTGATGGGCAAATAATAAAATTTTCTACAGGTTCAGAGCAAGCTAGAATCACTACTGCAGGACTTTTTCAATTCAACTCTGGCTACGGTTCAGTAGCTACAGCATACGGATGTCGTGCATGGGTAAACTTTAACGGTACAGGTACAGTAGCTATTCGTGCTAGTGGCAATGTGACAAGTATTACTGATAACGGTACAGGTCTTTATACAGTTAATTTCACAAATGCTATGCCAGATGATAGTTATTGTGTTAATACAGCAATGGGGATGTTAGGTTCAACCAACTCATCTAATTCTGTAACAATGATTAATGATATTTCTGCTGTTCCTACTACATCAGCAGTTCGTATTGGCACTTCATTTGCTTCAAATGGTACTGCTTATGATGTACAAAGAATTTATGTATCTATATTCAGATAAGGAATAAAAATGAACGAACGTATTATTTACCCAACAGATGATGGTGTAGCAATCATCGTACCAGCACCTGAATGCGGCTTAACAATTGAAGAGATTGCAGCTAAAGACGTACCTGCTGGAAAGCCATACAAGATTGTAGATGTATCAGATATTCCTGAAGATAGAACATTCCGTAACGCATGGGAGTTTGTAGCATGATTGCAATTAACTTTGACAAAGCTAAAGACATTACTAAAGACCGTTTGCGTGCAGAACGTAAACCTATGCTTGAGTCTTTAGACGTAGTGCAATTACGCAATTTAAACAATCCTGAAGTATTAGCAGAGATTGAAGCTAAAAAACAAGCATTGCGTGATGCTACTAACCAAGTAGATACAATGACAACACTAGATGAGCTTAAAGCTGCATCATTACCAGTATTGGAGTAGTTTATGGCAAGTATCGTAGTAGCAGGGGACACCTCTGGCTCTATCACGTTAGCAGCTCCAGCAGTAGCAGGTACAACTACATTAACATTACCAGCAACAAGTGGGACAGTATTAGCACCTAGCGGCGGAACATTAACAGCAGCTCAAGGCGGTACAGGTTTAACTTCTGTTGGAACATCAGGTAACGTATTAACATCTAACGGAACAACTTGGACTTCAGCTGCAGCTCCTGCTGGCGGCTTTGGTAACATGCAAGTTTTTGAAACAAGCGGAACATTTACAGTTCCTTCAGGTATTACTAAAGTTAAA